AGGTCACATATTACCTCTGAAACCCTTATATATCAACGAATTCAGGGCATTATCTCTGCTAAAAAAGGAGAGAAAGATTGGCGATTAAGTGCCTCTATCTTGTTGAATTCTGCTTCCGTTATTAAACCTTTTTGGAGCATCTTTCTAAGTAATTTCTCTGCTTGAATATAATCAAACTCACGCTGTAGCTGCTCCTGTGACATTTTCTTTAATTGGATGCTTTTGTCTATAACCCCATCTGAGATCTTCATAACTTTTTTATCCTCATGCTGATTCATGTAGAATCACCTCCTACCTAATAGCCGCGGGAACAGGTCGAAGTTGAGGATTTGTAAAAATAAAATAAAATAAAATCAGAGCATAAAAAAAGAGCCTGCAAGGGAATAACCCCCACAGGCTATATACATCTAATAGTTAATATTTTTAGGGAAACTCTGTAAAGCTAAAGCATAATTGCTTATTAACTCGCTCCCCTTGATTAATCATACTTAATAAATGCATCCGTAAATCCCGCCTTTTTAGCTTTTGCAAGCTGTGCCTCAGCATTTGCTTTGACAGTGTATGCA